CATGGGGGGGGACTGTATATTGCCCCCCTATGCCCCTTAGCGGTTGCGCCTAGCGAAAATCCATGGGTCCCTCCTAACCTACAAAAGTATCCAGACGACCGATAAATATATTTGAAAATTGGTTTTTGAAAACCTCCAAACCCAAAAAAATTTCCCAGCAAAAAAATGATGGAAAACCGTTTTGAGAATTTTGAGCAAATACTAAGTCAATTCGATGATTTCTGTGATACGTTCGAATCGAAAGCCGCAGAAGCATTCAATAGAGGAGATACAAATAATGGACAAGTTGTTAGAGCAGCCACAGAAAAGCTTGGAGGAAAAACTCCTACTGTTGTTGGAGAGGTTGGACACTCTGGAGAACAGGGTGAAACTATTAGAGAGACCGACATTAGCGTACAGACGCCCGAAGGCGAGTGAGTACGAAAGTTTGTCAGACACTCTAGATTATCTTCACAATAATATTGAAGGTATGAAAGAAGATCTTGTAAAGGTTGCGAAGGCAGTGTAGGATGGCGGTACCCTGGATTAATTTTTTAGCACCATCGATGGGTGGCATAGGACCGATAGAGTTATCGGATTTTAGTAAGTTACAGAAACTTCAGGACAGGAATGGAGTACCATTTTATGCTGGAAGGTTTTATCCAAAGGATTCACAAGCAATCATTGAGGGTTTAAGTGTAGGATTAATTTCCGAGACCCCACCATGGTTAGGGTGGGAGGAGATCAAACCCACGCAGATCTGGATGGTACCAGCATTTGAGGATGAGAGAATTGTCAGTACAATGACGAGCATCGAGAGAATTGACGTATGGCCTCGGGATGAAGACGATCCTGGCGAGACTCCTGATTTCGACACAGAGACTTCTAGGCATATGGAAGTGGAGAATAATTACTGGGGTGATGCGGGATTAAGTCTCACTGTGTATGCGCCAAACAATACAATAGACCCTGGGATTGTGGTAGAGCAAAATGTACTACCACCCGTATTAGTTGCGGGGTATGTGGGGATATCACAGATTAGCGGTCGTGTCTCCGAGTATGGATTTTATGATAGTGAGATTCATATTGTAAATCATAAGAGTTATGGACAGGAGCATCTTCCTACAGATGATTATGAGATGATACGAATTCGAGAGGACGGAGCATGGATACGCCGTGACGCCGAGCTACCACGACTTGATGATGGTAAATTAGCATTTGTAGATGATAATGAGGATGGGTATCCGAAGGATCGTGCGTGGAGTCGCGATGAATATTCTGGTGTTGATCTCTATGGTATGTTTGTACATAGTGATTATAATGAGTCAGGATTATTCGGACATCAAGTTAGTAATTTATTAACACGATGGACGAATCAAGAGACACCAAAACCGAATGCTGGATTAATATCATTTCTTCCAAGTAAGATGGATACAATTGTATTAACAATTAAGACATCATGTGTCACTGTTGTAATACCAGATCCTGCACCAGGTGAAACACAGTTAACGTTAAATGATTTGGCGAGTGCTGGACTAGAGACACTTGGTAGTTTTTTATCAAACAATATTTGGTATTTTTATTTGCCTGTAAGGTATAATGGAGATATACCAAGTCAGAGATTTGATAATCTACTTGCAAGGGCAGGAATAAATAAGTTGGACAATTTAAATTATAGACCACCAGGATGAAACCTTTTGGATTAGCAGGTCAAGGATGGTATGGAACTCATGATATCCATCTACCATTAACATTTAATGCACCTGGTACTGGATATTCAGCTAATGTAATGATCAACGGTAGTTTCGCCCATAGAGGCGGTGATATATCAGAACCACATATTCTCCCCATCCCACCATTTCCATCGCACCTAGAGACGATTGTAGCGTCTCCTAGCACGGTATTGATCAATGGTATGCCTGCCGCCGAGATCGGTGCTACGGTCACTGGTACAGGGTCTGTATTATTTCTTCCAAGTTTCTCTGTATTTTTCAGTTAGACTGTGGTATAATAAAAAAGTCAATTAATTTGAGTTATGGCAAAGAGCAGAATTGGACTAAGCGGTGGCGATACAATTGAATCTAAACCAAAGCGTACTCGTCAAGGACGTGGTAAGCACACCAAGTACACACCTACGTCACGCAATAGTGCTAAGAAGCGTTACAGAGGACAAGGTAGGGGATGAATTTAATTTGCAATCTTCCTGCTGAGAAAGTTTGGGTTCGTAGGGAATACTTACGAGATCATCAAGATGGACATGGGGAGTTTGTTGAGGGCGTCTGGGTTGCTGCTAAAAGCATACCTGGGCGTGCTTTTTACTTTGAGACATACTTACCAGAATATGGTGCGATGTATGACAAACTACCCATCAGTGCATTTGTTCGCTCCGCTGAAACCCCAGTCATAGACATGAGTTTGGAGAATCTGCAATTCTGGAATTGTATGGATTATGGTGTTATGGCAATCAATAAAGGATTTGTCTCATCAATGGATTGTGAGGTCTTCACTAGAGATCATGGTCTTATGAAGGGACAGTATTTGTTTACACTTGATAACTACCACGCAAATCCAGATGTAATAGATAATAATGTAAGTGAAGTGCCACAAGAGCACAAATCACATAATTGTATCGCATTGAACAATGGTCAGTACGCATTGTATCCTAATAACAGGATGCGTCTGTATGACCTCTCTATCACCCCTGAGGAACCCAAGTTCCCTGACTTTAAAGTATCTACCATAGAATACCAAGTAGAGGCAGGAATCGACTGGGGACGCCTAGGAGACACCGATGATTATTTTTGGCAAACACAACAGGAGAAACAAAATGGGACACCCTAACCACTTAGACGGATCAGTTGACAAAGGCGATGACTTTGTTAATGAAGGTATGACACTTATCACCGAGACTGATAGTGATAAGTATCTAAACATGTCAGCGAAACGTAATCGCAACAAAGCAAAGAACGAAGAGGTTTTTGATTCTCAAGAATGGGCGGATGGATTCGTTGGTAAGTGATAAATAGTAACAGCCTACTGCTGTGTCTAGATGCCGACCTTTCAGACATTTAAAGATCTGAGTATTACCTTTAAGAAGCATCCTGTAAGTGATGATTTAGTAACGGTAAAAGATAAGGCAGCTATCGTTCAATCGATTACTGCCTTACTCCTTACTAGGAAGGGAGAAAGACCATTTCAACCGGAATTAGGTTGTGATATTCAAAATATATTATTTGAACCATTAGATTATGGTAGTGCTGGTATTCTCAGATCAGAGATCGCAGATGTATTGAATCGTTACGAACCACGAATTCGTGTTAATACTATTAACTGCATACCAGACGAGATGAGTAATGGATATGAAGTTGAATTATCGTATACGATCGTAGGTAGAGACGATACACCAGTAGCAGTAGAATTCTTCTTAGAGCGCACACGATAATGCCATATACTCAGGTTGCTAATTTAGACTTTGAAGATATCAAAGTTGCTCTGAAAGAATATATCAGAGCACAGTCAGATTTTACTGACTATGATTTTGATGGTTCAGTCCTATCAACATTAATTGACACACTTGCCTATAATACGTATTATACGGCGTTTAATGCTAATCTGGTAGTCAATGAACTATTCATTGATTCTGCCACCTTAAGAGACAACGTAGTAGCGATTGCGAAGCAATTAGGATACAGACCCAAAGGTATCACCTCTCCTACTGCGTATGTTTCTTTTAACGTAAGTTATGGAACATCAACAACTGATACTGAACTCCTACTGAAGAAAGGAACAGGATTTATCAGTTCGTTTGACAACAACATTTATCAATACATCACATTAGAGGATGTAACAGGACAGGTAGTTAACAACGTTGCAACATTTGATAATGTTGAAGTTAGAGAAGGAACACAGATTCTCAACACATTTACTGTTAACACAGCATTAAAATCACAAAGATTTGTTCTCGACAACCAAAACATTGACACTAATACTATTAGAGTGAAGGTATATCCTTCTGGTAGTAATTTCAACGAGTCATATCTTGTTGCCGATAATATTTTAAATGTAGA